GCTCCCTACACACAACCCTATGCAATCCCGCAGAGGGAGGGTAAGAGCTCGATAAGAGCTTGCTTTGACCCCCCGGGGCTCCGAAAGAGGTACTTTCTAGCTAAGTACAGCTGGTTTGGGTTATTATTATTATCCCTCTACACACCCTAACACCCCCAGGAAAGCCCTGAGAAAACCATGAAAAAACCCACACAAAATTTACGCTGGCTCGGCTTTGGTTCTTATTTTTGTTCTTCTTAGGATTGGCTTCGCCAATAAAAGGAGGTACTTTGTTTTATAAAGAATGCTAACTCAGAAAATTATAATATATATTTTTAGCCCTAGGAGGGTCAACTGATGGCTCGGGTTCGGCATACCAAAACTCGCATAAAACACATAAATGTCATATATATATTGCATATGTAAGATATATGTTGCAAAAACTTGACAAATGCGATTTTGTATGATATAATCGAATAAGAGAAGCAACAAAGCATTCTCCTCCAAGGGCGCAAGCTGTATCCTTGGTAAGGATAGAACATTAAAACATAGGAAAGCTTACGCTTTCATGAGCTAGCTCATAGGAGGAATGAAATGACGACTATTATAAAGATACTATTAATTTTGGCTTTGTGCCAGTACATATATAAAGGAAGTCTAGATTTCCGAGCAAGCCTTAAGAATTGGTTATACAGACTTACCCACCCAACTCGGCATACTAAGGCTGACTCAGAGCTTACATCTTATTCTGAGCTAGCATCTGTATATGTTGAGCCTACATTGGGCTCTGGGAAAGAACTAGAACCATTTAAAGACTTTGATAAATACAGAGATGAACTTTTTGAAGAAGGTAATTATAATCCACCTACTGGCATTTATGTACATGAGTCAGAGGTTGAAGATGAACAAATAGCAGTAGATTTATATGAGAAAGAAATAGCTATATAGCTGGGGGTGATAAATGTGTACGAGAAGATTGTTGAAATTCTTGAGTCAGGTACTCAAGCTGAATATAAATTAGAAGAAATAGCTAGGATTATGTCCGAAGGTCTAGATGACGTTATGGAAGATTTAGCTATTATTAAAGAACAATTGGAGGTGGTTCTTGAACAAGAAAGATATTAAAAAAGTAATCAAAGCCAAGCCTACAGAAGAACAAGAAATTGAAACTATGCTGGCTCTAGTTGAAGAAGATAAGTCCAGTTATATTGACTTACTGCTGGACAAGCAACCTAAAATTGGTAGAGCTGTCCAGCTTTTTTTAGCTGGAGGACATACCAGAGCTGAAATAGGTAATATGTTAGGTGTTCAAGCTTCTACTGTGGGTAAATGGTTAAACAACCCAGATATAAAACTCTATATGAAAGAGTTTCAAGCTGAGGAAGCAAAGATTGTCAAAGCTCGTATGCACGCTTCAAGTGCGGCAGCTTTAGATAAAATGGTCAAGCTACTAGATTCTCCTATAGATGGCGTGGCTTTACAAGCAGCAAAGGACTTACTTGATAGGGCTGGACATAAGCCTAAACAAGAGGTTAAAAAGGAAGTAACTGTCAAAACATTCGAACAGCAACTTGGTGAACTTGTTGGTGATGAATTTATTGATGTAGAATATGAGGAGGTAAATTAATGGCAAGAAGTCAATTCTTAAAGAATATAAGTGATGTCGACTATTTTAGTCAATTATCACTTGGTAATGTCGACGATTCAATCCGGTGGAGTAAATTTGGTCGTACTGGTAATGCTAGTTCAACTGAGTCCATAATTGCTCATAATGGTGTATATGGATTACCAGATATTGCAGATACAGTTGTAGTTACATCTGATGATGTAGCTGATGTACCATTAGGTGCTGGTGCAAGAAAGGTAAAAATATGGGGTCTCGCTGATGATTGGTCGCTGCAAGATGAAGAGATTGAACTTGGTGCAACTAGTGTAAAACTTTGGCGTCGTGTATTTACAGCCAGAGTTACAGAGGCTGGTACTGTTACAGCAATTGGTGGTGCTAATCAAGGATTAATTTCTATAGTTCAAACTTCTGGTACAGCTATGTTAGCTATTTTGAAGAACGAAGGTTCCTCTTTATGTGCTTGCTTTACTGTTCCACTAGGTAAAACTGTTTTAATTTGGGATGCTACAACTACTACTGGTAAAGGCAAAGATACAATAAACAGATTAAAATTTAGAGATAATAACAATGGCGCTCCCTTTACAACCGAAGGAATTAGAGATAACTATCAAAACCAAGTTGGTAGGACTTTTGTTTCTCCAAGTCCAATTGGTGAAAAATTTGATATTATTTTTACTGCAACATCATCATTACCAAACACTGGAGTTAGCGCATCTTTTATAATGGAAATTATAGATACATAGTCTTGACATCCTATAACTAGTATGTTATAATTAGTATATCGAATACAACAACCCCATAGGTCATTATGTGACCTTTGTGGGTATATTTATATGGAGGGATAATGGACAATCTAAGCAAACAATATCAAAAATGGGACCCAAATACCCTCTATTTAATTCCTCCTCGTGGGCTTACAAAAGAGCAAACGATATTATGGAAGGTAAAATATGATAAAAAATGGTATATCGAGAAGTTCCTAAAAATAAAAAACAAGAAAGCTGAAATGGTTCCTTTTGTCTTTAATAAGGCTCAGAATCTTATATATAGTAAGTGGCTTGAATGTATGAGAGATAACATTCCACCAAAGTTTGTTGTTCTAAAATCCCGACAGCAAGGTATAAGTACTTGGTCAGAAGGCATGATATTTGCCGACACTGCCAATAACGAGCTCAAATCAAGTTATATCATTGCACATGAGGGAGATGCATCAAGTAATCTATTCTCTATGAGTAAGTTATTTTATGATGAATTACCATCAATTATTAAACCTATGCGGTCTCGTAATAATCAAAAAGCCCTTATTTTTGAGAACCCTAATAAGGATGCTGTAGAGAAAGGTACAGAACCTCCAGGGCTTAGAAGTAAATTCTCAATTGGTACTGCCAATGTTGGCGAGGCTGGACGTTCTGGTACTAACCATAACTTACATATAAGTGAATGTGCATTTTTCCCTAATCCTGAGAAGACTGTAGCTGGTCTGATGCAGACTATTCCAGATGGTATGAATACATTAATGATAATGGAGTCAACAGCCAATGGTATTGGTGGGTTTTTTCATGAGACTTGGGTTAAGGCTATAGCTGGAGGTGGTGATTTAATACCTATCTTCCTACCGTGGTCATTTGACCCTACTTGTACTAGAGCATTTAGAAATGATGGTGAAAAGCAAACCCTTATTGAGCAAGTGGAAAGAACTTTCACAGATTATAAAGGTGACCAGATTCATACAGAGGAATGGCATCTCAAAGAAGAATATAATCTTAATTGGGAACAACTTAACTGGAGAAGATGGGCTATCATTAACAAGTGTCTTGGAGATGAGGATATATTTAAGCAAGAGTATCCTATCAATGACCAAGAAGCATTCCTAAGTTCTGGTAGACCTAAATTCAATATTGGTACACTTCGAGAATATAGAAAGGCTTGTTCTGAGCCAGTGAAGGGTTATATTGATGCTAAGCTTGGTCAAATCAAGTTCAGACCAGATGAGAAAGGCTACATAAGTATTTGGGAAGAACCAGAGAGACGTAAACAATATTACATTGGTGGTGACGTAGCAGAAGGATTAGACAGAGGTGACTTTAGTTGCCTATATGTAATGGATGAGCAGTTCAATGTTGTAGCGAACTGGCATGGTCATATAGACCCTGACTTATTTGGTATAGAAGCTGTTAAGCTGGCTCGTTATTATAATAGTGCCTTTATGGGTATTGAAAATAACAACCATGGTCTTACAACCCTTAAATCTATTCAAAGGCTTGAATATTGGAATATATTCTATCATAAGAATGTTGATAAAATTACAGACCAAGTTACAACTAAGATGGGTTGGTCAACTAAGATTGATACTAAGAGATTCATGATAGATAAGCTAGCTGAATTTGTTAGAGAACGATACATGAAGATAAAGGATAAAGAACTTATTGGTGAATTAATGTCTTATATCATTGAACCAAATGGAACTACAAATGCACAATTAGGTTGTCATGATGACCGTGTAATGAGTTTAGCAATAACATTGCAGATGGCTCTACAAGGGATTGGTGAGACCTATAAGCCAGAAAGACCCAATACAGACCACAAAATAGACAGAGTTATTAGAGAGGTGGCTAGATAATGAAATGTAAATGTAAAGAAGTAGCTGTGTATTCAATTGATGAGCAGCCAATATGTTTGAAGTGTTTACTAGAGTTTTTAGAGTCACCTAGTAACTTTAATGAAGGAATTGTTGTTAAGAAATATGTACATGAGAGTGCTATTCTAAACGACCTATTGGAGGTACCTTATGGAAATTAAACAAACCCCAGAAAGAATGCAAGAGATTAGTATAGCTGGCTGGGTAAATCAGAAGTTCAATGAAGCTCGCTCAAATAAGCAGAAAAGACTTTCGCTTGATAAGGCTTGTATTGATGCATATAATGGTGACATTAAAACAGTGAAGCCAGACTATGCTTCTAATCATGTAAGTAACTTCATTCACAGTACACTAGAAACTATCAGACCTATCATGACTGATAACAATCCCAAATTCCAAGCCCTAACAAGGTCTGAGGATGGCAAGGATAAAGCTGATAAAGTTCAAATGGCTCTTAATTATGAGTGGGACCGTGAGAAGATGGGTACTAAGTTACCTAAGACTTTACTTACAGCTCTTAAGATTGGTACTGGTATCTTTTATTTACCATGGGATTCTAAGGCTGATAAAGGTAGAGGACAAGTTAGATGTATTGAAGTAAATCCTTTTAACTTCTTCCCAGACCCAATGGCAACTAGTGTTGAAGATGCTGAGTGGATTATATATGCTACATATAAGAATGTTAATCAGATTAAAACATTGTTCCCTAAGAAAGCAGACTTAATTAGTGGAGCTGGTGTTAGCCACGATGAGCTAGTGCATCAGAACCCTGATACTCAAGTAAGCAATCAGGTTCTCATCTTAGAATGCTGGTGTAGAGATTACACTTATATTGATGTAGAAATGGATAATGGTAAGTTAATGAGGAAGAGAAACTATCCTAGAGGTAGAGTTATCACAGTAGCCCCAGTTCATGGTGTTGTATTGTCAGATAAACAAAACCCTTATAAAGATGGTAAATTCCCATTTGTATTACTAAAGGATTATGATGTACCTTTCCAATTCTGGGGAAATGGTGATGTTGAGCAATTATTAAGCCCTCAGTATTCTCTGAATGAGCTTAACAATGCAATCATTGATAATGCTAAATTGACATCTAATATGCCTTGGATTATTGATAAGAATGCTGGTATTCCACAGAACTCACTTACAAATGAGCAAGGTTTAGTTATTAGAAAGAACCCTGGGACAGAAGTAAGACGTGATACCCCACCAAGTATGCCTATGTACGTTGTACAAAAGGTTGATGAACTTAAAGGAGATATGGAATATATTGCTGGTGTTCATGACTCGACTAGAGGTAAGGCTGGTGGTTCAGTTGTAGCGGCTCAAGCAATCATGGCACTACAAGAGGCTGGTCAAGCCCGTATCAGACTTAAGGTTAAGATTATGGAAGAATGCTTGTCTGAGCTAGCGACAATGTGGTATGCTAGAATGCAACAGTTCTGGAAGGATGACCGTATCGTTAGAATGGCTGACATTAATGGTAAAGTAACAACTGATACGTTGACTGCTAAAGACTTATCTGCTGACTTTGATATTATGATTACTGCTGGCTCAACAATGCCACTTAATAGAAATGCAATGTTAGACTTGATGATTCGATTAGCTCAGACTGGGGCTGAGGATGGTATGCCAGTAGTTGATAGAGAAGCTATCATGGAGTTTGTACCAGTTGGTAATAAGCAACAAATCTTAGAAAGATTCGAAGCTAGACGTGAGGGTGAATTACAAGATGAAGCAGCTGCTATGGAACAACAACTTGAGCAGATGACTGAAATGGTTGAAGCACTTACAGCAGAAGTTGACAGTATGAAGGCAGAACACGAAAAATTAGCCTCTAACAAGAAAGAGCAAGAATTGGTACAAAAGGGTTACCAACGTGGAAAGTCCGAGACAGAGTTGACAGACGACGAATTATATGGTATAATAGACTCAGAGAAGAAAATTCCTGATGATATACTACAGGAAATTGAAGCGCTAGATGACAGTGAAGTTCAGCAATTATTGCAGATGGTTCCGAATCTAGATGAAGTAATAGCGAATAACTCTTAGGAGACTCGCAAGGAGGTACACATGGCAAAACTTAAAACAGTAGACTCACAAGATGGTGGTGAACAACTACAAGTATTAGTATTAGAAGATGGTACTGAGGTAGCTTTAGATGAAGTAGATAAAGGTTATTTAAGACAATCTGATTATACTAAGAAGACTCAAGAACTTGCTCAAAAAACTAGAGCCCTAGAGGAGCAAGGTGCTAATCATCAAGTCAAAGATGTTATCGATTCTCAAGCGCATGAGAACCCCGATTTAGCAAACATGACAAAAATGTATTTGGATATGCAGATGACTCAATTGGGTCAGAAATATGGAGAAGGATTTGATGAAGTTGCAGTTATCAATGAAGCTACTAAACAGCTTGAGAATGGTATCCCAGCAGCTAATATCGACTTTGAAAAAATCCATAGGGCTATGGCTTATACTGATGCTAGCTCAATAGAAGCTAAAGTAAGAGAACAAGTTCTTGCTGAGTTAGCGGAAAAACAAATCGATACTTCTAGTATTATTTCAACAATGGATGGAATTTCAGTGAAAGACAGTTCGCATGGCTTAACGCCTCAGGAGAAAGCGTATTGTGATAGAACTGGTTTCAGCTATGAGGAATATGCTAAGTATAAATAGACACTAATGAGGTGAATAAAAAATGGCTAATATTCCAGTAATCCCGGTAGCGGGTAATACGCACCAACAAGTAACATTTGCAAAACTAATGGAGCCAAAGTTCAAGAAGATTTTCTTCGATGAATATGCAGCAGTTCCTGAGCAGTTTTCAAAGATTTTTAATGTTAAGTCATCTGACAGACAAGTCGAAAGAGAGTTTGGAATGGGTGGTTTCTCAGATTGGACAGCAAGAGCTGACAACTTGGATACAGTGGCTTACCAAAAGTTATCTCCAGGTTTAGAACGTTCTTACACTCACACAGCATTTACTAGTGGTTTCGTTGTTGAAAGAGAATTATATGATGATGAAATGTATGATCAAATGGAGAAACTTCCAAAAGACTTAGCAAGAGCTGGTAGAGCTAAAGTTGAAAAGGATTCAATTACTGTTTTAGTAAATGCATTCTCAGCAGACGTAGGTGGTGTTGGTAATTCAGCAATCTATGATGGTAAGGCATTATGTGCTACAGACCATCCACTTGTAGATTCAGTTAAGACTGTAGATAACTTGGCAACTGGTCCATTGAACGAAGCTAACTTAAAGGCAGCTTTACTTAAGTTCAGAGGTATCCTAGGTGAGGCTGGTAACTTACTAGTAATCAGACCTAACAAGTTAATCATTCCTCCAGCATTAGAGTACACTGCTAGAGTTTTACTTAACTCTACATTGTTACCGGGTACTAACCACAATGATATCAACATTGTAAAAGGTGCTTTAGATGTTGTAGTAATGGACTACTTAGGCTCAGCGGCTACAGGTAATGCAGCTACAGATGCTTATTGGTTCTTACAATCACCAGAGCATGAGATGAACTTCTATTGGAGAGTTAAACCTGAGTTCAAAGCTATGGAAGAGTTCGACAACTTCGCAGCTAAGTACAGAGGTTACATGAGATACTCTTATGGTGTATCAGACTTTAGAGGTCTTGTAGGTTCAACAGGTGCATAATAACAACTAAATAAAGATATTGGGAGGGGCTACTGTGCTTCCTCCCTTTTCTTATATTGAGAGGTGAATAATGAATAAATGTAAATGTGGTCAAATAAGTGACTATAAAGTACAGTCTGGTAAGGGTCCAATCTTAGACCTATGCGAGGCGTGTATGATTAATGAGATTACTAACTCAAAGAAATCTTATAGGGTTGATAAGAAAGCTGGAGTTAGTGATAAGAATGTTATGGCTGGTCAAGGTCCTTACGTAGGAGCTATTAAAGATGCCAGAGCAGAGTTACCTAAGAATGTTAAGTAAGACGAAGCTTAAAGAAATGAGAGGGCACGTTAGTGATAGGGATGATGTTCAAATCACTATTGCCCTTTTGTTACACGATATAAATGATAAGCTAGCTAAACCCGAGCCAGCGAAAAGAACAACTAAGCCTAAAACGGAGGTGAAGAAAGTTGACAAGAAGAGAGTTACTAAAGATAGTGGGAAGAAGGCTTAGAGATGACGCTCACTCACTATATACTGAGGAACTATTAAATGATGGTTTTAACCTTGGTATTGATAGAATAAGGCAAGAAATTGCTACGTTGAGAATAATGCCATATTGGGTTGGTGATGATGTTGAGTTAATATACTTGCCAGAACACTACCATACAATGTTAGGAGACATGGCAGTTAAGCACGCATTTGATATGGATGAAAGACCTTATGATTCTAGTGTTGCTAACAATCAATTTGAAGGCAAATTAGCTACTCTTAAGGATGAAATAGAGTCTGGTAGTTTAACTATACTTGACCCAGATGGAAATGAAATAATCACTAATACCGCTGGTAGTGTTGGTAAAGTTGTCAATACATATTTTAGAAACAATCATTATGATACAACTAATGATGGTCGATATAATACTGCTGATTACAATACAACATCAGACGGTGAGACAGTTACTATGTAGGAGGTGTTATGGGTAATTTAAGTGTTTCATTAAAAATACCACCAACAAAAACATCTCCTTTTAGTTTTTATGATTTCTCCGGTGGTTTAAATAACAGAACAGAAATCAGAGACAATCAAGCTAGAGCCCTATTGAATATGGCATTTGCTAGTGACCTTAAAGTTGAGAAGAGACCCGGAGTTTATCCAGCTCTAAGTAGTGTTATTGCTAGCTCAAATGATATTGTTTATATTGATGAATTTAAACCTTATACTGGAGCTAATCAAAGGGTTTATGTTACATCTGATAATATCAAGATTGGTATTCATAGCTTAGGCATTCCTAATGTTAAAATGGGAATTACATTTCTTAATCAATACTTCTTTGTAGATGGTTCTGATATATGGGTATTCGATGGTACATATGCTAGAAAGATGGTTGACCCACCAGATGGCTTCACACCAGCCCCTAGTCCAGCTACAGTAGGTGTATGGAAGAATGATGATGTTATTACTCCAAAACAGAGATGGTATGAGCCATGTCAATTTGAGATAGATAGTGACTCATTTGGAGCCAACTTAATACCTAAGAAGCCAAGTATTATTAATGGTAAGAATGGTAGAGTGTTTATCAGTGGGTGTGAAGATGACCCAAATAATGTGTACATCAGTGATGTTAGAAATGGTTTCTATTATCCTGTTACATTACCTTTACAGCCTACACCTAATGGTGAGAAAGTGACTGCGCTGTATGAGTTTATGGATGTTATGGTAGTAGGTCGCACAGAGAGTATAAGTGCTATATATGGTAATACTAATATCTCTGGAACAGGCGAGTCATTGTTTACTGTAAAGAATATTCAAAGTCATTCTGGTATTATGAGCCAGAAATCAATTGTCCGTATGCATAATGAGTTAGTATTCATGGGTAGTGACAATACTATCTATAGAATGATTACACCACTCACAGATGTAAGGTATATAACAACTAAAAGATTAAGTGAGGACATAGAACTTACCTTACCCCCATTGAACCTTACTAGGGCTCAGTGTGAGGCTTCTAATATGTTGTTCCATGATAACTTATTATACTGTAGTATTGGTGGCTTGCTCATGGTTTATTCATATACTGAGAGAGGGTTCACTGTTTATAACAGGGTTGTTCCTACGGCTATGTATAATGATAATGGAACTATGATTATGGCACTTCCAACAAGCCCCGGCTATATCTATCAGTGGAGACCTTTTGGTCAACTAGAAAGATACCGAGATACTATTGGAACTAGTGATTATGAGATTTCAGCGTATTGGACGAGCAAGCGATTTAACTTTGGTAGTGCTACTTACTTTAAGCAATTCAGAGAGTTATTCGCAGTTATTAGTACATACGTCAAATATGATTCTAACTTGAAGATTAATTTCGAGATTGACTTTATTGATGTTGATAGTCTTATTGAAGTAAAGGATAAAGTTGCAGTTTGGGGACGTGCTAAATTTGGTGATAGATTCTTAAACAAAGATATTGCAGCAAGTATTCCAACTCAAATAGGACGAAGAGGACGTTTCTTAGCATTTACAATTGCTAATGATATTATAGACCAGCCAATTAGGTTACATGAGATTGCTGGTGATTATATACTCAAAGGGAGGAGAAGTTAATGGCAGATAATATTATAAATCTCAGTCACCCATACCCAGACTTTCAACAAGGTGCGGTGATGAGTGAAGCTCAGTTTGATGGTAATAATCAAGCTACAAGAGATAAGGTAAATGAAGTAATAGCTAGAGTTAATGAAACTCCTGTTGGTACTGAAATTACTACTGAAATAACAGATAGTTCTACAGCATTAGATGCAAGTAGACAGGCACTATTAGATACACATAAAGCTTCTGGTGACCATGATACAAGGTACTTCACGGAAACAGAAGTGACTACTATGATTAATAATTTGCAGAATCAAGTTAATACTAATGACGCTGACATAGTAGCCCTAAACGAGCTTATATCAGCATTGAATACTACTTATTCAACTGATGTAGAACGTATAGCTGCAATCACTCAAGTTATAAATGACTATGAGGCAGCGGACAGTAACTTAACAACACTTATTAGTGATAAGGCAAACCAATCTGATGTTTATACCAAGGCTCAGGTTGATACTATGGTTCTTGCTGGCTCAGTAGGGATTGTTGATGACTTGGTATTATGGTCACATCTTAATTCCTCACTACAAGATATTATCAATGCTAAAGTTGGTAAGATATTTGGTGATGGTATTATTAGTACTTCTACATGGATTGCCAGCTCTTCTGAATATACTTATGAGAAGAGTGTCGCTATAACTGGTATTTTATCAACCGACCATATCAATATTAACCTCGATAAAAATTCACAAGATACAGCTTCTGACGCTGAATTATCACCTAGTGCTGATAGTTATGATGGTGGGGTTAAAATGTATTGCAATACTATCCCGACAGCCAATATGGGCTTTAGTTGGTGGGGGGTGAGATAATGGCTAAATGTAAAGTAAATGTAGCGGGCGGTAAGAAACCCACAGGCAATGCACAACCGTCAGAGGTTTTAGCAACAAAAACATTTATGAATGCTGATGGTGAGCAAGTAGGAACTATGATTAACAGAGCTACTGGTGATTATGCCGCTTCTGCCTTAATAAGCAGTGGAAATCATGTTTATTTAACAATTCCAGATGATGCTTATTATGGAAGTATTTCAAGAATAAGAGGTTATGACATTGATTTTGATTCTGCGAACATCAAAAGCGGTGTTAGTATGTTTGGTAAAGTTGGTACATTAGAACCTAAAGTTAGCCCAATAAAAAGTATTCAGCGTGGAACATTTTCGTTTCATGATGTTGCTTCCGCTAGCATTTCAATTAGTTCAGTTGATAGAAATAGTGCAATAGTTAGGATTAGCTATAAAGGTGGTGGTGCCCCGTCTAGGTCTGCTGTTGGTGCATTTTTACATTCAACAAGTATTATTATAAATATAAATTCAGCATCCTCACTGCCTTATCCTAATCCAAAAGATGTTTATTGGGAGGTTATTGAATTTAATGATGTGAAATCAGTACAAACTGGTCAAGTTACACTTGTCGGTACAAACACGTCGAATGTATCAACGGTAAATACAAGTAAGTCAATGCTTTTTTGTTCTCATTGGACAAATTCGTCATCAGCTGATACTGGTTTGGATATAGCACATTTTGTTCAGAATGTCCTATCACCTACACAAGTCTATTTTGAAAATAGAGGTACCCAAGCAACATTTGTAAAATGGCAACTTGTAGAATTTAATTAAGGAGGTAAATAATGAATTTAATGAAAGTATATACAATAGATAATGATGGTTACATTGTTGGTATAAAAGATGTTGGCGAAAATTGTAATTTAGGTCAAAATGATTTCAAAGGTGAGCCTAAATTTAAAATGGGTCAACATTATTTAACTGGTGATGATAGACCAATCCCTCAAGAGGCAATAATTGCCAAGGAAGTTGAAAAGCTCAAAGAGATTATAATTAACAAACAAATAGCTGGTATGCCAGTTGAAGCTGAGCAAAGCCAACTTAGAGACCTATTAGCCCTGTAACCTTGACCAGGGCTTCAATCCATGCTATAATAGTATTAGAAGAAACTTTATGGAGGTGGTATTATCGTATCATTAAAGAATAAAAAGAAAGCAGTTCAAATAGGCATAGGGGCTTTCCCAGATGGCTTAGATGGTCCTCAGACTTGGGACTTGTTATATAGAAAGTTCGCTGAGCCAGTGTTACCTTATGCAGTTAAGTTGTTTAAGCAATGGACATTCTTTGCAGACCCAGCTAAGGTTAACCCATTTAACCCCAAAGGCAAGCCCGTAGCGGCTTATAAAAATGTTGTAAGTGGTTCATTCAGTTATAAAAAGAATCCTATTAGTATATTGGTTTCTAATGGTAAAACAATTAGACCTTATGCGTGCCATTACTGGCTCAAAGAGGATGGTAAGAACGTACCTGAGTCAGTGTTATGGTATAACAAGGATGGTACTTATGGTATTAGTCAAGTTGCTTTTGATTGGGAATTACCAGACAGAGAGAACATTTTATGGGCTATTGGTGGTGCTGGATTAAAAGAAGGCGATGCTAATAAAGAAAGGTTTACTGGAACTTACTCAGATGTATGGAGAAAGACTTCACATATCGTAGTAGGATTTGATGGCTTTGGTTTATTTACTGCTGTTGCAGTATCATATATGAATGGCAGAGATATTAAGAAGCTAGTAAATAAACTTGGACTAACTCATGCGATACTATTAGATGGTGGTCATGTGACAGCGTGGAATGTTGATGGTGTTAAATATAATACTAAACAAGCTCAATATTATGGAATATACTTAGGAGGTTAATATGAAGATTGATGCATTAGATAGAATACAGCTCTCTAAGAATTTCTACTTAGATGAGTTTGTAAATACTATGGATGGTAATAAAGTAAAAGGTCCAAGTCGAGACCTAATCGAAGCCCTACAAAAGGTTCGTGATGTTATCGGCGAAATGACTATTACAAGCGGTTATAGAACTGAGAGATTTAATAAAAGTGTTGGTGGTTCGCCTAAGAGTTTTCACTTAACTGGTGAAGCATCTGACTTTAAAGCAAACTTTCAGTATTGGAATAAGAACTCACTCATAGCTTTGTTTAAGGCTAGCGGTTTTACTAATGTTAAATTCTATTATAGAAGTAAACGTTTAGTAAGGTGTCATGTTGATGTAGGTCAAACATGGAATGGTAAAGAGTTCTGTGTATTGTCTGACAAACATGAATAGGAGGTAACTAATGGCTAATAAGAGAGAGAAAACAAACGTTGTAGTCAAAGGCGACAATGGTAAAACTACAGTAGATGGTAAGAGTACTGCTGATTGGGCTAGAGAACGCTTTGAGGCTGAGAGGGCTTATGCAGCTAAGAGAGAAGCACAAGGTATTGAAGACCCTACTGCT